TCACATCCACATAACCTGTTGTTGGCCTGCCACACTAGCGCCGACCGGATGCGGGGGAACGGCCCTGACCTGCCCCGGCGTCATAATCGCACTGTCATAGGTCTCCATCGTTTTAAACGTATGCCCGCAGTTGATATTTTGGCACTGGTGATAACGTTCTTTCGTGTGCTGACTCAGATAGCGGCTGGTGCGGGCATGGGCCGCAGTCTGGCATAATGGGCAATGGAACATGATTAATTCCTCATCAATGGCTCTTGCCGCGATAATACGCTCTGTGATCTGGATTTGAATTAGCTTTAATCTAATTTACAAATTCATTAAGCAAAGTCATGTACGTCATAAATCACATCCGACAGCAAAACCTCAAACTCCAGCGCCGTCGTAAAACCGCCGTTACTCAAATTGTGCGTAACTTTGCTCACTATCCAGTCTTGCGCATCGATCGCCGCTTTAAACCCGCTGACGCGTACCGGCGTTTCCGGGGTGATGTTGGCCCGGCCCATCGCCAGCGACAGTGAGAACTCAGCCACACCGCGCTGAAGCTTTTCCCACTTGGCCTGTGCGGCGCGCATTGCGGCGGCCTTGGTGGCGTAAATTTTGGTGATCGCAAACACGTTATCGTCAGCCCCCACCAGATAGTCGCCTTTCGCCGCCTCCGCCGGTTTCCCCGGTTTTTTGCTGCTGCCCGGCTTCGCCTTCGGGTGTTGCAGCGCGCGCAAATGCTGCTCTTTTGGCTTGCGCTGCAGCTTCACTTTCTTCGGCTTCGGCTGTTTTGTATTGAGCCAGCTCGCCGTCACGCCGGTGTAGGCATCCCGATCGGCAATGCTGAAACTGTGCTGATCGCCATCCTGCCGGGTGATGGTATACACCGGCAATGGCTTCCCACCTACCGTGGCGCCGTTCCCCGGTCGCAACAACAGCAGAACGCCATTTTTCACCGCCGCCACCGCGCCGTTGAGCGTTGCAAGTCGGGTAATAAATGCCGCGTCCGTCTCCTGCGTCTGGTCAATATGGTTGATTTTGATGGTACCCAGACCGGCGGCCAGCGAAGCTTTCAGCTTATTGCGAGCAGCCACCTTCTGCACAATGTCGCCCAGAGTGGTGTCGTGGTAGGACTCATCGCGCCGGGTGTTCAGCGAGCCGCGAAAATCCGCACTACGCGCGCGAATAGTCAACGTGTCCGGCGCGCCCCGGTGTTCGACCTCATCGACCGTAAACTGGCCTTTTGGCGTCAATGGCGAGCCTTGCCAGCCGAGCGCCAGCGACAGCACCGCATTGCGCTGAGGCATCGCCATAAGTCCGTCGCTGTCGTCCAGCTCGATGTCGAGCTGGTCGGCCTCAAAGCCCCGGTTATCCGTCAGCGACAGCGAAATCAGCCGCTTGCGGATGTTCTGCGTGATGTCGTTCTCCTGCAGCAACAGCGAAAAATCCGGGGCAACTCGCGCCCCCGCTGGCAGGCTTACGCCGGTGATCATGATAACAATCCTCCCATAGCACCGGCAGCCTTCCCGGCCATCTCTCCGGCTTTATCGTACAGTTCCCCGGCCTGCTGGCGCAGATCGCCAAACATCGCAGACAGGGATTCATCGACCCGTTTCAGATTGAGCGTGAACTCTGTGCGGCGCGGGCTGCCGTCGGCGAAAAACTCGGAGTGCGTTTCAGAAATCGACTCGATCACAAACATGCCGTAAATCGTGCCGGTACCTTCAATCAGCGGCCACGCCCGGCCCTGCTCGGCCATCAGTTGCAGCGTCAGCAGTGACCAGCGGCCGCCGGTGATCTCCGGCAGCAGCACCCCGGACAGCGTGATTTTTTCCTCATCCATCCCCAGAAATTGCGCCGCCGGGCGCAGGCCCACGCGGCCGTTGCTCGGCCAGCGATATTCCGCGTTGCGGCTCATGGATTGATACGGCAGCGTCTGCAGCATAAAAACAAACAGCCCCAGCGTTAACATCATCATGAATCTCCGTAAGTCATGCGGCTGCGCGCGGCGGCCGCGTGTTTGCGTCGTTCGGCCTCGAGCTGGCGCGATACTTCTCGCGCAATGGAGGCCGCGTCTTGGCCGGGGGCGCCGTACACCTGAATCGTGATCGGGGCTGGCGCCGTGGCAGGTGCAGCAGCCGGGGCCAACGCCATCACCGGCGTTGACAGCGATAACATCGCCGCCGACAGCGCCGCCGTTTTCCGGCGCCCGGTGACATTGGCCGGGCCGTTGACGATCTCCGGGCCACGCTCGCCGACGATGCCAAACTGGCCGCGCGGGATAATGCCGCCCGTGTCGAATGCCCCCGCATAGCCCGGCCCCGGCATCAGATCAGGCGCCGGGCGGTTGTATGAAATCGCCGGGTTAACCTCCGCCTCATCGTCGCCAAACTTCATCCAGTCCGGCAGCATATCCGTGAGGCTGGAAAACTTGTCTTTCAGCGCCTGCCAGCGCTCGCTAATGCCGTCAATGACCCCGTTAATCATGTTCATCCCGGCTTCTTTGAACTGCCCCGGCAACGCTTTAGCGCCGTTTACCAGCCCCTCCCATTTGCCATTAAGCCAGCCGGTCAGCCGATCCCATGCCTGAACCGTGGCGGCGCTCAGCGCCAGCCATGCCGCGTTAACACGCTCGCCGATGGTGTCCCAGACGGCGGCGGCACGCTCCGCGATACCGCTCGCAACGCCCCAGATGCCGGTCAGCAGGCCGGGCAATCCGCCCAACAGCTGCAGCGGCAGGCTCAATCCGGCCGCGATCCACTCACCGAACATGCGACCATAGCGCGCGGCGGTCTGGAGTTCGGCCTGTGAAGATTTCACCGGTTCGATCAGCTTGCCGAACCACTGCCAGACGTTGCGCACCATGTTCAGCAGCGGCGTAAATGCGCCAGCCAGCGGGACAAGCGCGGCGCGCATCGGCGCGAAAGCGGCGCTGAAGCCTTCGCCGATACCCGTTAAAAAGGCGCTGATAGGCTCCCAATATTTACGGATAGTTAACGCCACACCGGCAATCACCGCCGCCGCCGCGACCACCGGCAGGGTGATCACACTGAATGCGGCCGCAATCCCGGCGCCGACGGTGGTAAAGACCGTTCCCAGCAGCCCGGCCCCGGCGATCAACATATTGACCCCGGCCATCACCGGCCATGCGATAAGGCCCAGCGCAGCGAGGCCACCGATCAGGGCCGTAACGCCCGCCGTGACTTTCACCAGCGTGCCGACCAGCTCAGGATTGGCCTTCACCCATGCCCCCGCCTTGGTGAGCCATTCGGTGGCGGAAACCGTGAGTTTGCGCAGCGCTGAATTCTGGCCGTCGAACACCTCAATGCGAACATCTTCCCACGCCGAAAACAGGTTTTTCAGGTCGCCGTCGAGGTTGTCCACCTTCACTCGGGCAATCTGGGCCGTAGCCCCTTTTGACTGGGTGACGGTGCTGTGTTTTTCGCTCAGCTTGCCGTTACCGGCGGCGTCAATCAGCTTGATAGCGCCTTTCATCGCCTCTTCGCCGAAAATGACTTTCAGGTATTCGGCCTGCTGCGCGGTGCCGAGCTTGTTGGTTTTAAACGAGCCGTTAATTTTCTTGAGGATGTTCGCGATCGGCAGCATGTTCCCTTTGCCGTCCTTGGTTTTTACGCCCAATTCTGACAACGCATCAGCCGCCTGCCCGACGGGCGCCTGTAACCGCGTAAACATCGCGCTGGCCGCCGTACCGGCCATAGACCCCTTGATGCCGTTATCGGCCAACACGCCCAGCAAGGCGGTGGTGTCCTCGATACTGGCCCCGGCCGCCTCGGCGATCGGCGCGACGTACTTCATCGCTTCGCCAAAATCCATCAGGTTACTGTTCGAGCTGGTGAAACCTTTGGTCATCACGTCCGCGACGCGCTGGATCTCGTCTATCGGCATGTTAAACGCCGATTGCATGTTGGTGATGATGTCGGCCGCGTCGGCGATGTCCAGATCGGAGGCCAGCGCCAGATTTACCGTTGATTCGGTCGATTTCAGAATGGCATCGCCGTTAAAGCCGGATTTAGCCAATACGGATTGCGTGCGGGCGACGTCCGTCGGCGAAAACGCGGTCGTGGCGCCAATATCCCGCGCCTGCTGGCGAATAGCGGCCAGTTGCTGGTCATTTTTCGCCAGCCCTAACGTGGCTTGCGTGTCTGACATCTGCCTGTCGAACTGCACCCCCGGCGCAATAAACGCCCCTTCAGCGACCAGCCCGGCGGTAGCGATACCCAGCCCGGCCGCGCTGGTATTACGGACAGCCGCAGTTGCCGATTGCCCGGCCCGGTAACGCGCGCCGACGCGGTTAACCTGCTCTTGTTTCTTGCTCAGGCGTTCCAGCTCGCCGCGCTGGCGGCCCAGCGCTGTCGTGGCTTCACTGGCGCTGGCCTTCAACCGGCGCTGTTCGGCGCTCAGGTTCCGGGTAGCGATGCCGTCAGCGTTGAGCGCGTCACGCTGGCGCTGCACCGACTGGCGCAGGCCGTTGTATTTCGTCTGCAACTCGGCGGCGGCGCGCTTTGATGCCTCCAGTAAGCGCGCTTGCTGCGCCGTGGGCTTTTCCGTCGCCTTGAACTGGACGGCCAACGCGGCCGCCTCTTCCTTGGCTTTCTTCAGTGCCTTGCCGGTGACAGCGAGCTGGCCCTGCGCCTTGCGAAATCCCTCAATCCGGGCGCTTTGCGCGTCCAACGCCTTGAGGGTTTGCTGCGTGGTTTTGATGTCACCGGCCAGTCTTTGACTTGCCTGTTGGATACTCTTTAGCGGGCGGGTGGCTTGGTCTACGGCCTTCAGCAGCACCTGTAGCTGCAGGCTTTTACTCATCGTGATTAACTCCGCTGCGTTGCAGTGCCAAATGGCGCCAGTTCAACAGCTCCGTGAGCGTCATTCCGGCCATTTCAGACGGCGGCCAGTGGAAGATCACCGCGATGTCCGCCATCAGGTCATCAACGCCCAGCCGGGCGTCGTGTATTACGCCGCCGAGTTCGGCGACAAAAAACCGACCACTTTCCCGGCCAGCGCCACCAAGTCCGGTAATTCCAGGCGTGCGCATTCTTCTTTGGTCAGGTTCGGCACGGTCACACGCGGCAGCACAACCAGCAGCGCGTCAACATCGGCGTTGGCGATCGCCGCCAGCCCGACACCACGCAGCGCGCCCGCGTTCGGTTTAATCACCTGCACATCGGCGATGGTGGTTTCACCACGCTGGATCGGGGTGTCGAGGGTGACAGTATTTTCTTTTGCGTCTTTCATCGTGTTCTCTCAAATCAGGGGAAAAGGGCCAGCCCGGCGGGCTGGCGCAAAAATTACAGGCCGATCGCTTTGCGATGCTCGGCCAGCCGGTCAACGCCGTTGACCTTTTCGACCATGTTCACGGTATCAACTTCGATCAGCTCTTTGCCGTCCACGGTCAGCTTGAAGTAAGTACACTCGGTGGATACCTTGGTTTCGGTATCCTCGCCCTGCTTGTACTCGCCAAAATCAATTTCTTTGTGGCGGCCACGCATCACCACTTCCACAGCGGACACCTCGCCGGTGTCGTCACGCTGGAAGGAACCGGCAAAGCGCAGCGGCACGGCATCGACGGCGCCCCACTGTTTCAGCACCAGCTCATCAATGCCGCCCATCGACCACTCAACGGCCAGCGCGTCATCGTCCAGCCCCATATCGATGGAGGCCGCGCCGTTCATGCCGCCGCCCCGGTATTTCTCCAGCTTGCGGGTGAGCTTTGGCAGCGTCAGCGAGGACACCACACCCATGTAGCTATAGCCGTCGTTGAACAGGTTCAGGTATTTCAGTTTTTTCGGCAGTGCCATGTTCTAACGTCTCCTTTAGCGGTTCACGGATGCCGCAAACGTCGCAAGATAGCGATCGGTGATGCGCTGGCGCAGGGTTAAATCTTCCAGCGGTGGCACCGGCGTGTAGTCGTAATCGATAAACAGCTTGCCCGCCTTCAACGTTTCTTTGGTGTTGGCGCTTTCGTCGTACCAACAAGTGCCGTCGATAATCAGCCCGGCGGATTTCAGCTCGCGGAATTTCGCGTTGATACCGTCAATCATGTCGCGCACCAGCGAAGGCGTTACCGGGCGGTCAACGGCCCATAGATGCGCCTCGGCCATGGTATCGGCCAGCACCTGCGCGGTGCGGGTGTAGTTCTCGAACAGGAACAACGGATCATCGGAACAGGTGCGGGAACCCCAGAATTTAAAGCCGTCTTTGCGGATCAACGTGGTGACGCACGCTTGGTTTAACAGGTCGGCATCGGTGCCGGGCGCCTGCAAATCCCAGAACACGCTGGCGGTGATGCCGGTCACGCCGTTAACACCGACGTTTGAAAGCGTCTTATGCCAGCCCGTTTCCGTGTCGATTTTGGCACGCAGGCCCAGCGCGCGGGCGGTGGCGTAGGCGATGTCGCTCTGGTTGGCGGTAGTGTTCCAGCTGACAAAATCCGGCCAGATCAGCATCAGCTCGCGCTGGCTGAAATTGTCGCGGTACTTGGTAGCATCCTGCACGGTTTTGCAGCCGTAGGCGCTGATATAGCCGAACGCGCGCAACTGCTGGCAAATCCCGGCGAGCGCCGTCGCGACTTCCTGATTATCCAGCCCCGGCACGCCGAGGATGCGCGGCTTAACGCCCAGCTCAGCCTGTGCAGATAACAGCGCTTTCATGCCGGTATAGCGGCCTTCCGCATTCGCGCCGCCGATGATGTTGGAGGTGGTTTCCGCAGCGTCTTTGCCGGTGGCAACGCGAACAACCACTGTGACCGGCTTAGCCTGTTCAGCGATCGCCCGCAGCGACGCCGCCAGCGTGCCTTTTTTACCGGCCTTGCCGGAAGCGGCCAGCACATCGGTGATCAGTACCGGGGTATCGAGCGGGAAAACCGACGCGTCGGCATCCTCCGCCGTGCAGACCATGCCGACGATTGCCGTCGATACGGTGGAAATAACGCGGGTGCCGTCGTTGATTTCGACGACGCGCACGCCGTGATGATAATCGCCCATTAATTTGCTCCGGGTGGTGAGTAGGTGCAGGCATGATGACGCCCGGCGCGCCGGGCCGCACGCGGTGGGTGCTGGAAGGCCGACCAGACAACAGGCAGGGCCGGATTGGGGACTTTTGAGGGAATAACGATCGTTCACGCCGATCAATAACGTTGCATTGATCTACGCAATCAATTGGACGCCGGAGAGCCGGGCGGAGTAAGGTCTGGAGGTCAAGCGCGGCAACATCAGGGAAAGCCGCAAACACAAAGCCCGCATCGCTGCGGGCTTTTTTCATGGCGCTAAGGGCATCAGTTCGAAAGCACGGGCTTTCGAATGGCATTTTTCCTAAGATTTCTCACTTCAGCACTTTTTGCTTGTTCCCCCCTCCAAAGTGGTATAGTGTCGCCAATAGACGACACACGCCTCTAGTCGTCACATGCAAATAGTTCATGTAGCTATCATCACGAAATTTCGCCCCGCCGTGGGGCATTTTTTTAGCATTTATCCTAAATTCGTTCCTTACCGTTCGTAATTACTTGCCATGACTTCAGAACATTCCTAACCTGAAAGCGTTATTCAGGGTTCGCAATCCCTTATAACAACCTTTGTAACGCTTGATACACCAGAGACAGATCTTTGCCCGCTTCGGTGGGCTCTTTCAACCAAACTAAGGATGAGAATGCCTGCTCTAAAGACGACATCAGGATTAACGGCCAAATCCGAAAAATCATTGATTGGAGGGCTTATGAGTATTCATTACCTTACCGATAGTGAAACGCAGAACTTAGAAAAGGTGAGCACTGTTCTGGGCAGATGCGTCATAGATCTTCTTGTTCGCAAGAAAATAGTCAACACCGATAATATTCTTTCTCAAATAGTCGCAGAAATGGAAAAAGCATCTGATAACGATGAATTCCAGTTATATCGCAACACATTAGAGTTTGTAGGTACTCTTTCAAAATAACCGGGAAAACGTAACGATGAAAAATGAAATTGCAACCGCGATTACGATAGGAAGCATACTTCTGTTCGTCATCCTGATTGGCGCTCCCAATGTCGTAACAACCATGGTGCCATGACCATTTTACGTTAACTACAAAGATAAAAGTCCCGCATCCCCGCGGGCCTTTTTTAGGCACTGGGCGCCACTGGCCAGTCAATATCCGGGGCCGACGACATATCCAGACGATTCAGCATCACACGGTATTTTTTCCAGTCCGCCAACAGCGCTTTTTCTTCCTCGGTCGCCATGTCCAAATCAACAGCATCCTGTAATGGCGCGATATGCCGCGCCACCGCCGCAATGCGGGCAACCTGTTCCTTTTTCGCTTGTTCCTGATATTCGTCAGGCGAATAACTGCGTTTAACAATGGCTTTCCCATCAAATACCCAACCGCCTGAAATATCGGCCCGGCGATTGGCGGTTGTGTTTGCCACTTCCGCGACGCTTAGCCCGACAGGCCACAACGTAGAAATATCGTTGTTGGCGGCAATGCTGCGGATAATACCTTTTTCATCGTAGGCAACTTTTATCGTATCGGCCGCAAAATCTTTCTGGCAGTGATACCACTCCTTACCATCGTCAGAGAAAAGGAACATGGCATTATGCTGATTGCGTAATTTTAATTGCTCCGGTGTTTTTGGTTCGCCGAGCTGAAAGTTTTTAATATTCTTCACGTTATCGTCCTACTGTGATCCACTGACCATTTTTATAAATTTGGATGTAGCTCCAAAACAGTTCCTCAGCAGAGTAATCGCCGTCTTTGTTATTGAAACCGGTTAGTACGGTATTATCGTGATAGGTATAAATCCCGGTCGCGCCGACATGCATTTCCGCGCTGTATCTGACATTTTGAATAAAGTTCTGATTAACCCAGTCAATTGTCGCTCTGGCGCCCACATGCTGATTAAAGGAGGGCCAGTCAACCCGACCATTCAACCCATTGTTAACCCATGCCTGACTCGCGAACTCGCCCATTTTCCCACTAATAATGCCGCCAGTTTGGGTATTAAACTGCCAAATACTTTCCACTCCATCACCAAGCGCATGAATAACGGGATGAGCATGCATATTCTCGCCCGGCATCAAATAGCCGTAGCTAACTGCGGTCGGCCAGCCCTTGCCCTTACGCGTCGATTTACCTTTCACCAGTGGCACATAAATCGCGCCGCTGTTTGCTTCCCACTGAAAATCAGTCTGGTAAAAAGGCGCGCGCGTGGCAAGCTGATTGCTGTACGCTCCGGCGCCTTCCGGGGCTTTATTCGTGTTATCGCCGGTGCCGTGATAATCCGATGTCAACGCCGCAGCAGATACCCAGGAGCTTGACGATACCCCGCCCGTAATATTGCCGCCGGTTTTAGCCAAATAGCGGCCATCCGCTTCTGTCTTATTCCACGCGTTAACGTCACCGGCCAACAAATTCACATCAGCGGACAGCGGCTTACCGTTCACCTTGATAGAGCGCAGCGCGTATTTCTGCGCGGCTTGCGCATCCGTCAGCGCGCCAACGTCAGCCGCCGTCGGTTTGTAGTCCGTCGTATAAACTCGCGCCCAGCGGAGCGAAGCCGAGTTGTCTTTTCGCATCGAGCGCAAATAAAACGCCATATCGCCGGAGCCTACGGCAAATTGCACATTGCGGAACTCGTTCACTTTCCCGGTAAACAACACCCCCATGCCGCCCGGCACGGGATAGCCCTTATTGGTAGTGGCAACCAATGACTCAACGGTAAAGCCATTTTCGCGATTTAAGTCATCGTCAGCATTGGCGGTATTTTCGTTCGGGAATACGATACGCGGCAGAGTTAATGCCCCTTTCATCGTGTCGCCGCTCTGTTTTACATAGCGGCCATCCGCTTCGGTTTTGTTCCATGCGTTGACATCCCCTGCCAACAGATTGACATCGCCGCTCAACGGCTTACCGTTGACTTTGATAGAGCGCAGCGCGTATTTCTTTACGGCCTGCGCATCCGTCAACGCCCCGGTTTCTTGTGCTGTAGGCGGCTTAGCCGTCGTATAAATGCGCGGATTCGACGCCTGATTAGCTTCTGTCCCCCAATGCAACTCGTCATCAGCCCCAAAACCAAGGCGCATTAACGCCTTTCCGGCGACTTGGAATCCGATAGAGAGATTTCCTTGAGCAGAGAGACGGCTCATCACTAAGGGCGTATGCTGATTTCCCTCAATATTGAGTGTGCTACCCTCTGTTTCCGCGTTGCCGGGCTTAATCGCCAGTTTTTTTACTGTGCCGCCGGAAAGCATCAGAAAACGACCATCGGCTTCTGTTTTGCTCCATGCCCCGACGTCTGCCGCAGTCGGCTTAAATTTGGTGGTGTAAGCCTGAAACCAAGTCACCCCGTTTTCCGCGATATTTGAACGGCCAAAAAATGCGTTACCGCTGTTTTGTACCGCAAGATACGCACCCGACGGGCCGCCGTCACAAGGTAAACTCAGCACGCCATAAACATCGCCGCCCGGTGCATTCTTTGATGAGCCATTAACCCGATAGATTTCCCCCTGATTGCAATACGCATCTTCCCGGTGACGTGAGCCGCTTCCCAATCCAAAGGCGCCGACCTCCATCAGTTGCCCGCCATCTACCCCGACGTTTTTCGTCGCGGCCGTACCTAACGCCAGATTGCCACGCGCGGCGGCCTTGTCGGGCAAGTCGGACAGATTGGCGGCCTTCTTCATGCTGGCATCGCTGACCGTTTTAAGCGCCTTCGGCGTGATGGCTTTCGTTTCGTCGGTGCTGGTCGTTGCGCTGCTCAGCTGTACCAGCCCTTTCGCCGTGGTGCTGGCGTCCGGGTGGTTTCGGGTTTTCTCATGCGCGGCGATCGCGTCGGCCACAAAATCCTTGGTCGCCAGCACGGTGTCGCCACCGGCGATCACCTGCACCGCCTCGGTGCTGCTGACAATCAGGATCATGCGCAGCGTCTGCGTGCGGCCGCTGCCCTCTTCCAGCTTCGGCTTGTAGCTCTCCGCCATATTACTGACGGCAATCAGCGTCCCGGCCTCGTCATAGAGGCCCATTTCACGCAGCCAAAAGCCGCCGACGTTCGCCGGAATAATCATCTCAGCCAGAATGTGATTTTTCAGCGTTTTGTCGATAGTCAGCCCGTTGAGCGCCGCGCGGTACTTCTCGTTGACGAGTTTTGTTTGCGCCGGATTTGGCGTCGGCAGCGTGCCGTTCCCGTCGCCGACGGCCATACTGACAATTTTCAACTGCGTGCCACCCGCGCTGGCGGCAGCCAGCGCGGCCGCCCCGGCGGTGGTAATGATCGCTTTGTATTTGCTCATAATTTTCTCTTATCCGGGGTAAACGGTAATGACATCGCCATCAATGGCGGCCGCGCCGGTGTAAATCCGGCCGGGGATGTCCTGCAAAATGTTGAGGCCGATCAGGTGGCGGCTCAGGGGCTTGGCGTCGGCGATCAGGCGTTCCATTTCCTGATACATTTCCTCTGTGATGCCGGTTTCAAGTACGCCAATATCCAGCCGGAAGGTGCCGGGCGGATCGGCGCCGTCGGTGTGGAACCATTCGATAACATTAATCAGGTAGCCGAGCGGCTCCACCACACGGCGCACGGCGCCGATGGTGCCCTTGTGTCGGTGGATGTAGAACGCAGCGGACACCACGCCACGCTTGACGTCCTCCGGCCACGCCTCATCCCAGCGATCGACAGAGAACGCCCACGCCAGATAAGGCAGCAGATGCACCGGGCAGGTTTTCGGGTTCCACAGATCACGCAGGGGAACCGGCACGCGCTCCAGCTCGGCACACGCGGCGGCGGCGGCAACTTCCAGCGGTGATGAGCCGACAGGCAATAGACGGTTAGTCATCGGCGCGCCCTGGGGTAATGTTCACGCCAGTGCAGTAACCCGCCTGCGTTTTATCCAGCACGATGTCGGTGGCCGGTTGAGCAACCTCAACACGTTCAACACCTTCCACGGTCAGCGCGGCGATGATGCCGGAGCGCCGGATACTGCGGCCTAAGCGGCGCATGGTCAGTACATAATTTTGCAAACGTTGTTTGGCCTCCGTGAGGATCGGCGCAACCTCCGGGCCGGGATAGAGAAACAGCGTGGCATCAATGCCATAGCGGGTTATTTTGGCCGCTTGCACGATGACGCGATCGGCGACCGGGCGCACGTCCTCATCATTCAGCGCGTCGCGAACAACCTGCAGCAGTTCGGGGCTGGCGGTGCCGTCACCGTCCCGTGACAACACGGTAACGGTCACGTTAGCCGGTGATGGGCTGATAGCCGTCACATCAGCCACCCGGCCATCGGCCGAGCGGGCGTGAAAACGGTAGGAACCGGCCGAACCCGCTGTGCTCATGCCTTCGAAAGCATCCTGCAGGCGCAGGCGGTAATCTTCATCCGCTTCCATGATTGCCGGTGTCGGCGGAATGGTGCTCTCATCCGCCGGGGCGATCACCAGTCGCGGCGTGTTGAAGTTTGCGCCGAGCTGGTCGAGGTCTTCGCCGGTGGAATACGCCAGCATCACCGCTTTCGCGGCATCGTTGACGCGCTGGCGTAGAATCACCTCGCGGTAGGCGTTTTCCTGCAACAGCTTAACGATCGGCTCCGACTCCAGCGCCAGCGTGCGCGCGACGGCCTCCCGCTGTTCCTCCGGGTAAAGCGAAATCAGCGTAGCCTTACGCTCCGCCAAAATATCTTCATAATCCAGCACCTCAACGACGATCGGCGCGGGCAGCTGTGAAAGGTCAATCGTTGCCATGGTTTCAGCTCACAGGAACAGACAGCGACAGCGCGCCGGGGGCATCGGTGCGGGTGCCGGTGATGTCGATCACCATCTTGCCGTCATAGGTAGTATTAAAAGCGATGCCGGTCAGCTTGACGCGCGGCTCCCACGCCAAAATCGCGCTGTAGCAGGCGGCCATAATCTGCAGGCGCAGCGCGTCGTTCTGCGGCTGGTCGAGCAGCTCAGAGAGCAACGAGCCATAGGCCCGGCGCATCGGGCGCGAGCCCTGCGGCGTGATCAGGATGTCCGCCACGGACTGGCGAATATGCTCGATGTCCGTCAGCGTGCGGCCATTGCCTCGGTTCATGCCGATATATTTGGCGCTGTTCATGTTGGTTTCCCCGTTTGTCCGCCACCGGTCTGGACGCCGCCGTGGACGTGCGTATCAACAACGACGCCATTCGACGAGAACGAGCCGCCGCTGTGCTCAATGTTCCCGCGCATCGCCCCGCCTTTTTCCACTTCCAGTGTGCCGGTGGTGAGTTTGTTGGTGCAGACCACCTCCGGCGCATCGAGCGTGATTTTGTCAGCCGTAACGATCACCACTTTGGTGCTGGCGGTGATGGACTCCGACGCCTGCACGTCAGCGGTTTTAATGCCGGACACGCTCAGCGCGCCGGTTTCCGGTTCATACTCGATGACCGCGCCATCCGGGAACGCGATATGCAGCGCATCCGCCGACGCAGACGGGGCCGGGAAGTCATCGGAGAAAATGCCGCACAGCACAAAAGCGGTATCGAGTTCGCCACCCAGCGCAAAGATCAGCACCTGCTCACCGACGGAAGGCGCCGACCAGCTGCGGGTACGCCCAGCGCGGAAATTTAGCCAATTCAGCCAATCGGTAAGATTGCCGCCGGTTTCGACGCGGCATAGACCGTCGTCGAGGTCTACGACACTCACGGTGCCGATGCGGATCAGGTTGCGCAGCAGGCGCAAAATGTCGTGTTGATTGTTCATGCTGGAAGGATGCCGCCCAGCGCGGGCGGCGACAACGCGATGAGGTTGGAAGATCGGAGGCACAACAGGGGGTTATTCTGCGAGGTGTTCTATCACGGCCGTTTCTATGATTTTGACGTCATCCGGGGCAAATCCCAGCAACGGACGGGCCTCATATTTTACCGCCTCGCTGTGCGGCGTCGGCCGATCGCGCAGGCCGTAATGGTGAACGTTTACCATGCGTTTCACACGCCCGACAAACTCAACCACGGCCGCATCGCTGTTGCCCTGGGCTTTCAGATAGCGGGCCGTGCGCAGCTTGGAGAACATCGCCCGATCGCGCAGGCGCTTTTTGCTGCGAAGCCGCGTTTTGCGCGGCGCGTAAGGTGTACCGTCCGGCGCCTGCTGGCGTTTGATGTGTTGCTGTTGACCGGCGCGCAGTCGCTTTGACACGGCAACGGCCAGCGACTTACGCGACTGCGGCGACAGCTTGGCAATCAGCCCGGCCAGCCGGGTGTCAAAGGGGTTAAGCTCGCTCATGCCATTCACTCACTAATTCGCCGTGAACAAAGAGCTGCATCGGCCGCGTCACGTCCTCCGGTAACGGCGGCTCCGGCAGGTGCTCAACATGCAACGCGCCATCGCCTTGCTCTTTCACCAAAACACGTTCGGTCAGCTGCAGCGACACGCTGAAATCGTAAGAGCCGTTGTTGTTAAAGTCGCTCGCAAAGGTGATCCCGGTGCGGCGCTTTTCCTCCGTTGCCATGATGTCCGGCTGGTTTTCCCGTAGCCATGCCTGAATCGGCACCATGATTAAATCCAGATCGCCGGTATAGTCCAAAAACAGCAGATTCAGCGTATAGCGGTACTCATGGGACAGCGAGGCGGCAAGCGTGGCGGCCACATTGCCGCGCTCTACCCTAACTTGCAGATTCTCAGGGTTGCGCTGTAGCCACGATAGGCAGCTTGTCAGCTCAGCGCGGAGTTGTTGCGGTTTTAACATCGTGTTGTTCCTGACAGTGTTTTATCGTTTCGACCTGCACCGCGCAGGCCGCCAAGGCGTTTTCAAGCTGGCGAATATCGGCGCTCAGATCGCCGTTAGTCGCCGGGCGGCTGGCCGGGACTTGGCACGGACTCACTTTCGGACAGCCAACGTAGATAATCCGCGGCGCCAGTGAAGCCGGGGCGCTGGTGCAGCCGGGCAACGTCAGCAGGCAAAGCAGTGTTAAACCAATCACGTAATTGCTGATTTTCATTGAGTAATCTCTGTATTTTCTGCTCGCGCGTCAGCGCCAGCCGGTGCGCGGCGTTTAGGTCGCCCCTTAACTTTTCCTCTTCCTGCGCCAGCACACCGGCCGCCGCCTGCAGCGTGTCGATCGCCGCGCGGGTATCAGTCAGCGCCGCCGCTATCCGGCCATTTTCCAGCCGGGCGCTTTCCAGTCGCTCACCCAACGTGACAACCTGCCATTTCATCCAACCGGCGACGACCAGCGCCAGCACCAGAAACCAACCGATCGCGCGGCTCATGGCGTGGCCCCGATAAGGCAGTGGGCCAACTCCGCCGCCCGGCGCCGTTCCAGCCCCGGCGATTTGACGCCGTTGACGAACACCCAGCGCGGCAACTGCTGGCACGCGTTGCGCCAGTCCTGCCGCTTGATGAAACCGGCCAGCGTAGAGCCGCACGCGGCCGTGACGCCGACGTTAAAGGCAAAGGACACCACCGCGTCATAAACCGGCGGCGGCATCGTGACAGGCATACAGCGGCTTATGCCGCGCTCCACACGATACACGTCGGCCACGAGATTAACGGCGGCTTGGCGTTCGCTGATAACCTTGCCGGGCTTTACCCCGGCCGTGTGGCCAATGCCGCTAGTCCATACGCCCGCTTGGCATTGGTACGGCGATAAACGACAGCCCTCGAAATCGGCCAGCAGGCGCAACCCGGCCTCAGAGATCTGCAGCGCGCTGAATTGCGGCAACAGCACCGCCAACGCCAGCACGGCGGCCACGCTGCAGCGTTTAGCGATTGAGTTCATCGTAAACCCTCCGGCTGACGCCTAACTTGTTCAACAACTGATAGCTTTTGCGGCGGTAGTACCAGTTAACGAGGAACGTCCCAACGCCAACAGCGGCGCCGACCATAAAGGCGATGTCCTGCGGACTGTATCGGCCAATCCAAGCGAGAAAGGCCGCTACGGTATAGGCCACCCACGACGTAATTTTCTCCATTGCTAATCCCATAAGTTGACGGTTTCACGCTGCGGCGCGGCGGTCACGTCCGGCAGCTCAACCGGGTGGCCGTGGGGCAAAATCGCCCCGGCAGCGGCCAGCCCTTCATTTAGCGAATAGACCTGCTCAACCACGCCCTGTGTGCGTCCGTAGTAGCGCCAGCAAATCGCATCAACGGTGTCGCCCTGCTGGGCGTAGACTCTCATCAGAGCAGCCCGATGATGCAGTGGCTACGCTCGGCCACGTTACTGATCGCGTTGCGGGCGTTGCGCCACAGCTCGCCGATCGAGGCTTCGACCACATCAGCCTTGCGGCCGCCGGTGGCGGTGGTGTCGAAACTGCGGTATTGCTCCGAGAGCGTCGCCATGGTCATCGCGCTAACGGCGTTGCGGTATTCGCTCACCCGCACGCTTTCGCCGTCGAGCTGTTCGCCCGGCACATCCTCGAGCCGCTGATAGCCGTCGGCCATCTGGTCGCGGCGGAAGGTGAACAATTCAGCGTTCACCTCCGCGATCGCGCTTTTAATTGCCAGCCGCAGGCGCGGGGCGGTGATGGTGCCTTCAATGCGCATCACGTCGCGCACGTCCGCCGGGTCAATGTCCGGCCAGAAAAAGACGTTTTTAACGATCGGCTCATCCTCCGGGCGCGGTGCTGGCGCGTCCGGGCGTGGCCGTTGGATCACAACGGTGCTCATATGACCTCAGAAAGTTAGGGGGCGGTGGACGACGGCGTTAACGAGGTGAAACCTGTCGCGGCCGTCGTGCCGCCCGGCGCGGGGCGCGTTCTGTCAGCGGCTGGCGGCGGTGCGTATCGCCCGCTCCAGCCGTTCAATGTCCTTTTTCACGCCGCAGCCGTTATGCAACTGCAGCGCACGCTTAAGGTGGTTTAATGCCAGTTCAGCCCTGCCCGCCGCGCGCAAGACGTACCCGGTGATTTTGTGCAGCTTGGCGCGCACTTGGTCGGGCATGTCTTCTGCGTCGGTGAGTTCCATCGTCTGCGTGAGGTGGTCAATGTTGACCGGCTCCCCGGCCTCAAAGGCGCGGGTGGCAGACTCGGCGACGTCTTCTGCGATGAGGTATGGCGTGGAACGTGCGAAATTGCCCGGCGGCGCCAGCTGGTAGCGCAGCGCATAGCGGGCGATGTCCAGCGCGCCGGGAATATCCCCGGCATCCAGACGCCAGATCATGACCGTCATCAGAATGGCGTCCTGCGCGCCGCGACCTTCGGCCAGCACACCGGCAACCCAGGGGGCATAGTCCGGCAGCAGTTGGCGCTTGAGTTCGGCCTTACGCTCTTGTGAGCGCACCTGTTTGAGCTTTCGCTTATCTTCATTGAGTTTAAGCATCATCCGTTCATAGCCGTTGGCGTGGCGCAACGGGTCATTCTCCCGCTGCGCGGCCTCGACCGCTGACTGGCGCATAAGGTGACGGCGGGCAGGGCTGGTCATGGTTATTTACCGCCTTTCGCTTTGTCGTCTGCCGGTGCCTCCTCCGGGGCTTTAGCTTCGGCTGCTGGTTCCGCTGGCGCAGTGGCAACTTTGACCGCCTTGACAATGGCCTCGGCCAGCTCGGCGATTTCATCTTTTTTTGGCTCCGTCGGTAACAGCTTAATGTTCTCCACCAGACAGCCGCAGGCGTAATCCTCCACCACATAATCCTCATTGATGGATTCATAGTTTTCGATGCGGTCACGCTTCGAGTTTTCCACCATATGGCGGCGGTGCGTGTCCTCTTGCCAGTAGATAGACAGGTTATCCATGCGCGTAATCAGCAGCGCATCCGCCGGGAAGTACGGCACGCGCACGGCGGGCAGGTTGCCGATGCGCTTCTGGCTGATAATCAGATCGGCAGCCATCGCTTCGGTGTTGGGCTGTTCCTGATTGACCAGCGGGAAATACTTGTCGGCCAGCAGTTGACGACCGCAGATCACCACCAGTTCCGGGTCTTCCTGATACCACGGTGCAATCAGGGTGTTGGTGGCATCCATCACCAGCGCGTCGAGGTTGGCGTAATCGCCACCGGCGCCCACGCGGACTTTTTCAGACTCCACATTGCCATCGATACCCACGACTTTATTCATCACGCGGCCCGGCGCATTCTCGCGGTACTTCTGCAACCAGCCCGGCCCGATGTCTTGCAACAGCGGGAATTTGACGCGGTTGGAGGTTTTGGCGCGGTGCGTACCGTTAAAGCCGATCATGATGCGGTCAAGCGCCTGACGTTCAACAATTGCATCGCGTAAACGGGTCTGGAAATCCTGATAACGGGCCCACAGGTCAAGGGTGTTGTAGCGGATGTGGAAATCGTAATTCACCTGCTGGCAGAAATAGCCTTCAGCATCCAGCGAGGCAAAGTCGGCCGTTTCGCGTTCATCGCCGCCGGCGGTGTCGGTGGTGCTGGCGATGGAGCCGCTCACACCTAAACCGACTTTCTCTCCCTTCATTTCCTTAACCGGCACGATATTGATGCGGGTCAGGAACGTGGAGGAGTCCTGTACACGGGTCATGATGGTTTGCGTAACGGACGGCTCAACGCTGAATTTTTTATCCAGATCGCCAGTAGCGACGCCGTTCAGTTCGGCGAGGCGGGACATAAACGCATTAAATTTAAAACGAGTTTGCTTGCGCATTTTTCTTCCTGTTTTTGCTTGGTTTTATCGGGTATGACTGCCTTAGCAGTCGGTCAGCACGTCTTGCGCACTGTTGCCGCCGGTGGCGTCCGGGCGGGCCTGCTGGCTGAAATCCTCCGAAGTGGAAAGCTGGGCTTGCAGAGCGCTGAACTCATCGCTGCCGGTTTTTACCTGTTGCTTGAGATCGGCAACCTGCTCGCTCAGTGCAGCGAATTTCTCGGTAAAGCGGGTGTCCGCTTCCTGCAACTGCTCGGCCACGGTCATCACGGCGCCTTCCATCTCACCAAAGCGCACATCGTCGGTGGCCTGCTTGCGGCTAAACATCGCTTTGATGCGGGCAGAGAATGAGGTTTCCGGGTCAGCGACCGGCTCAAAATCGAAATGGACTTCCAGCGGCGCGGAGAACTCGACGTTCTCGTGGCGGCGGCTGAACTCCAGCATGTCAGTGCCGAGGCTCGCCGGATCATCGGTGACGGCCAGCCCGACCAGATACGACTTGCCGGTCTTGGCGAAATCGCGGCGGATCTCCATCGAGGTAAACACTTTTTGGCCCGCGCCGACCATCGACACCAGATCGGCAGTCGGGGCCAGACTGGCATACAGCGCCCATTTGCCGTGCAACAGCGGTTCGTCCGGCTCGTCGATTTTCTCGGCCTTCAGCTCAACCACGCCGCCGTAACGACGAAAATAACCGTCCGGCAAAATCCCCTTGATGTGTTCCATGTTGATGCGGGCGCCGTACACCTTCGGGCTGTAGGTCGCGGCCATCTGCTGAATATCCGCAGCGCCGATCTCGCGGCCGTCAACGGTGTCGCCTTCAACGCCGATGCGGAAAAACTTAGTAACTTTCTTTGCCATGTAAACGGCTCCGGTTGTGGTGATTGGGTTCGGGGCTAGTTTCGGGGGAATGGCGCCGCGTCTCAACGCGTTGCGGTTGGAAGATCTGAGGCACAACAAGGGCTTAATGCGAGTCGCCCGGCGCTTTCGTAGCCTTGGCGGCATGAATACGACACAGGCAACAACCATCATCAGCGATCCGCGCCGCCAAGCTGCCTTGCTCTACTGGCAGGGCTTTTCTGTGCGCCAAATTGCGGAAACGCTGAACCTCAAGGGGCCGACCGTGCAGAGCTGGAAACTGCGCGATAAATGGGACGACATCGCGCCCATTTCCCGCGTGGAGCAAAGCATGGAAGCGCGGTTGATTCAGCTCATCATGAAAGACGTCAAGGAGGGGAAAGACTTCAAAGAAATCGACCTGTTAGGCCGCCAGATTGAACGGCTGGCGCGGGTCAATCGCTATTCGGCAACCGGCAACGAGGCGGATTTAAACCCGAACGTCGCCAACCGCAACAAAGGCGAACGCAAGCCCGCCGAGCGCAACGTGTTCAGCGAGGCCGCCGTGGAGAAGCTGCAAAGCATCTTCACGGAAACCACCTTCGAGTATCAAATGGGGTGGTATCGCGCCGGGCTGCAACACCGTATCCGCAACATCCTGAAATCGCGCCAGATCGGCGCCACGTTCTTCTTTGCCCGCGAAGCATTACTCGATGCGCTGACCACCGGCCGCAATCAGATTTTCCTGTCAGCCAGTAAGGCGCAGGCGCACGTATTCCGCAATTACATCATTGATTTTGCGCGGCTGGTCGAGGTTGACCTGAAAGGGGATCCGATGGTGCTGCCGAACGGCGCCCGCCTGATGTTCCTCGGCACCAACGTGCGCACCGCGCAGAGCTACACCGGCAATCTGTATCTGGATGAGTATTTCTGGATACCGAAGTTTCAGGAGCTGCGCAAAGTCGCCAGCGGGATGTCGCTGCACAAGCGGTGGCGCACTACCTACTTTTCCACGCCGTCGAGTCTGGCGCACTCCGCTTATCCGTTCTGGTCGGGGGAACTATTCAACAAGGGGCGCCGCAGCAAAGCCGATCACGTTCAGCTCGACCTCAGCCACAGCCACCTGTCAAAAGGCGTGCTGTGCGGCGATGGACAATGGCGCCAGATTGTCACGGTTGAGGATGCGCTGACCGGTGGCTGTAACCTGTTCGACCTCGATCAGCTGTCGCTCGAATACAGCCCGGCAGAGTATCAGAACCTGCTGATGTGTGAATTTGTGGACGATACCGCGTCGGTATTCCCGTTCGCCGAGCTGCAAGGCTGCATGGTCGATACGCTGGAAGAATGGGAAGACTTCAACCCTTACGCCGTGCGGCCGTTCGGCTATCGCCCGGTGTGGATCGGCTACGACCCATCGGAAGCCAACGGCGGCGACAGCGCCGGGTGTGCGGTGATCGCGCCGCCAATGGTGGCCGGGGGCAAGTTCCGCGTGCTCGAGCGCCACCAGTGGCAGGGCATGAACTTTGCCGCTCAGGCCCAGAAGATTAAAGACCTTACCGAAAAATATTGCGTGGAGTACATCGGCATCGATGCGACCACCGTCGGCCAAGGCGTTTTCCAGCTGGTGCGCGAGTTCTTCCCGGCCGCGCGGGAAATCAAATACACCCCGGAAATCAAAACCGCCATGGTGCTGAAGGCAAAAGACACCATCGGGCGCGGCTGTCTGGAATACGACACCAGCCACACCGACATCACCGCCGCCTTTATGGCGATCCGCAAAACCATGACCGCCAGTGGTGCGCACTCCACCTACACCGCCAGCCGCAGCGAAGAAGCCAGCCACGCCGATGTCGCGTGGGCAATCATGCACGCCCTCTTAAACGAACCGCTGACCGCAGGCAGCGGCCACAGCAGCCCGAACATTTTGGAGTTTTACTGATGAGCAAGCGCAAAGGTCGCAAGGCATTCACTACCCCAGCGCCAGCACCGGCAACAGAGCAGAAGCAGGATTTTGAGGCGTTTACCTTTGGCGAGCCGTCTGCTGTGCTGGATAAGCGGGAAATTCTGGATTACATCGAGTGCACGACCAATGGCAAGTGGTACGAGCCGCCGATCAGCTTCGATGGGCTGGCTCGCAGCGTGCGCGCCGCCGTGCATCACAGCTCGCCGATGTACGTTAAGCGCAACATTTTAGCGTCAACGTTTATCCCGCACCGGCTGTTAAGTCAGCAGGAGTTTAGCCGCTATGCGCTGGATTATCTGGTGTTCGGCAACGCCTATTTAGAGGAGCGTCAAAACCGGCTCGGCGCCCCGCTGCTGCTGAAATCCTCCCCGGCCAAGTACACGCGGCGCGGTGTGGAGCGCGGCGCTTACTGGTTTGTGCAGGACTGGAAAGAGGCGCACCGCTTCAAGACCGACAGCGTTTTCCACCTGATTGAGCCGGACATCAATCAGGAACTGTACGGCCTGCCGGAGTACCTCAGCGCGCTTAACTCCGCTTGGCTGAACGAGGCGGCGACGCTGTTCCGCCGTAAGTATTACCAGAACGGGGCGCACGCCGGTTACATCCTGTATATGACCGACGCCGCGCAAAGTACAAGCGACGTTGACAGAATGCGCCAAGCCATGCGGGACACCAAGGGCTTAGGGAACTTCCGCAATTTGTTCATGTACGCCCCGAACGGCAAGCCGGACGGCATTAAGATTTTGCCGCTGTCCGAGGTCGCCACCAAGGACGACTTTTTCAACATCAAGAACGCCAGCCGCGACGATCTGCTAAGCGCACATCGTGTACCGCCGCAGATGATGGGGATTATCCCGAACAATACCGGCGGCTTCGGAGACGTGAAAAAGGCCGCTCAGGTGTTTGTCCGCAACGAGCTAACGCCGCTGCAGGAGCGCATGAAGGAGGTAAACGACTGGATCGGGGAGGAGGTGATTCGTTTCAATAATTATGAGTTGCCCTCAGATTGACAATCTGGCCGCCAGATTGGCGGCCTAACATTATTTTTTCCTTTTATTAGCATTATAAGTTTTCTTTGCGTTAGCCAAATATTTTTCATTCATCATCACTTTCTTAATAAACTCATCCACTAACTCATGAGAGTAATAGTGAAGTTCTGGATTTTCATTCTTATGATGATACTTATTGTTGCTTGACTTCCACCCATTCTTACATACAACAGCATCAAAACAGTTTCTATTTATTGATTTCAAACCCGTTCTCTTATCCGTATTAACAAGGTGTTTATCAATAACTGCATAATCAAATCTTTCAAATAAAACCTTATTAATCTCTTCAATAATTCCACTTTGCAAGTATGGGTGGGTTCTCGCTCGATCTACTGGTTTTTCGATAATAAGAGCTTTTTTTAAGCCTTCGATACCTTCATCTGCTTTAGCAAGTGTAATCGTCCTCCCATCTTCGTCAGATGTTGCGAATACAAGTTTAACATTTAGTGGCACAGCAAACTCTATATCATTATTACCATCAACATCAGCCTGTAAAGTAGTCGCAAGTTCAAGGATATCATCTGCAATGTTTCCATAGGTTGACTTCAAAACGGAAATTGGTGGTGATTTGAAATCACCTACTAATGATATCATTCCTGTATGGTTGTTGTTTAAGAACGAAACCTCTGTGAACTTTTCAAAACAAGATGTATAGTTCAACACACCAGACTGAAATATCCTTGATGTTATCCCCTGTATTTCTGGCATGAGAAGGTGAACAGCCTGATCTCTAAAATATGTTATCTGCTCAATGTTTTTTCTGATTTTAGATTGAACTGGGAAATTTTTATCCAAACAATCCCTGAGAGAAATCGTTTCTTTAAATCCTTTTTTATTTCCTTTTTTAAAAATACTATCCTCACCATCTTTTTCTATCAGCATAGCTTTAAGTAATTGTTCCCATGCGGTACAGAAACACATCACGAACGCATCCATTCTATTTTCTATTGATGGTCTATTATATAACTCTAAAGCCAACAACATATTATCTCTTGATTTAGATAATAATGCCTTTGCTAACTTCGATTGGCAGTTATGGCCAAGACCTCTTCGATGCTTGCTCTGCGAAAGTAACTTGGCAAATTCAACGGTAGTTATGTTTTGACAATTCGATGCTTCATATACATCAGTATCAATCTCACTTATAAAATCTGATAACTGCCCTTTCCCTAAATAGGTTTTAAATGTAGCATTTTTCCAGCCAGTTTCTAATAAAACATCTCCCTTAGTAAAACTAGCACCTTCATTTTCTTTTTGTTTAAGGAATTCAAATAGTGCTTCTAACGACTTTGTTATTTTCATTATTTTATCCTATTGCTGTGTTAATCTAACATAAGGCTAACCACAAATATTTTTACTAATAGAATAATGCCTGAATCAAACAAAGATCAAGTATATAAAGAAACAATTCCGATGATAATTATTGCTCATGATATGGAATGGGCTCTTTAAGAGCCCATTTACTTGTCATGAGTGTTTTTCGATAACTAAATCAACGCCTTCATTCAGCAGCTCGTTAATCGACTGCCCGGTGGCCTGTGCGGCAAGGGCTAGCGCCTGATGGCGTTCCGGCGACAGGCGGGTGGTTACTTTGCCGCTGTACGACTTGTAGGGCTCGATGCCGTCTTTTTGGCACTCATCGAGAAAGACCGCGAGTGAGATCGCGCCTTCTTTCTTCAGCTCGTCCACGCTGTAGGCGTAGAAGTCGGCGCCGCCGTTCAGCCCGACAAACTCGCCCCGGAACATTTCAATTTCAGGGTCAAAGTTGATGACGGCCGTATGGCCGTCAATTTTCAGTGTATTATTCATCATGGTTTTATTCCTAAGCTATCCAACCAGATCCGAATGGAGTTAACCGCCCCCTTGTCAGTGGTAGGTCTGGGGTGTGGCCGGTGAAAGACTCTTTTTTCACCCTTCAACAGCACCGCGATCCTAGAACCTTCCCTTTCGTGAATCTCCGCCCCTAATGCGGTAAAAAGCGCCTCAATATCAGACCACTTTATAGAACCGTTGACAGGCCGGGCAAACACATCTGACAGCGTTTTTTGGTGTCGTTTGTTCATGGGGTTTATAGTATCACTTTATGACACCATTGCAAGAATATTATGGTGTCATTTTTTGGTGTCATTGATTGGCGATGTTATGCACTGCGCTGTAAGCGCCTGAGGGCGCCATCATGGCGCCACGACATCAAACCCCATTCTCTGCAAATATTGCGATAAATCGCCATGACGGGACGCTGGCGGCTCTTTTGGGAGGGGTTCAACACGGCTTGCGCGCAATGCTATCCCCGCCTCGCCTGCGCGCTTTATGTGTCGCTTTTAATGCAGTTGCATGATCCGGCGCGATCCGCGCCAGTGCTGGCGCTGCGGGGGTAGAAATAACATCGGATCATCATGCAATTTCATGCATCTAATGCATGCATGGGATACAAAGTACAATCCACCGTAAAACACTTTGCCTGCCATGTTCGAAACCTCACAACACCACACTTAACAACCAGCCCGCGGCACCACTACTCACTACGACCAGCCACGGCGGCAGTTTCCAGAACATCAGAGCGACCAGTGCCACAAGGGCAAGACCGAAGTCTTGCGGTGCGTGAATTGCGCTCGTCCATACTGGTTGATAGAGAGCGGCCAACAGCAGGCCAACAACAGCCGCATTAACACCCTGCAAAGCAGCTTGTGTACGGGTATTGCGGCGCAAGCTTTCCCAGAATGGCAACGCCCCCACAATCAGCAGGAAGGACGGCGCAAAAATCGCCAGCAGGCAGACCAACCCTCCTAGCCAGCCAGAGGGCGCCTGGTTCATCGAGGCCCCAAGAAACGCTGCAAAAGTGAACAAAGGGCCAGGAACGGCCTGGGCAGCGCCATAGCCTGCGAGAAATGTGTCATTGCTGACCCAACCGGAAGGCACTACTTCAGCTTGCAGCAGCGGCAGCACGACATGCCCTCCACCAAAGACCAGTGAGCCGGTCCGGTAGAAAGTTTCAACCATTAATAGAAGCTGATTTGGGAATATCGCTGTCAGTAATGGTAATCCTGCCAGTAGCAAAAAAAACAGTATGAGCCAGAATAACCCAACGCGTCGCCTGATATAAACAGGTAGCGGGTCATGTGCCATCACCTGCTGAGGTTTGAACAGCAACAAGCCAATGACTGCCGCAATGACGATGACCCCCACCTGTCCCCAGGCGGACGGTATGATAAGAACAAAGCAGGTCGCCACCACCATGATAGTGATACGCGGTTTATCTGGGCAAAGATTGCGAGCCATGCCCCATACAGCTTGCGCAACCACAGCAACGGCCACCACCTTTAATCCGTGCAATACACCAGAAGGCATCACATCCCCGTAACTTGCCATCCCTAGCGCAAACAGAATCAGCGCAATTGCTGACGGCAGAGTGAAACCAGTCCATGCAGCCAGTGCACCAGCATAACCAGACCGGGACAATCCGAGCGCTATTCCTACCTGGCTGCTTGCTGGTCCCGGAAGGAACTGGCACAGAGCGACCAAATCCGCATAGCTGCGCTCAGTCAACCACTGTCGTCTCGTCACAAACTCATCGCGGAAGTAACCCAAATGGGCTATCGGGCCGCCAAAGGAGGTTAGGCCCAATCGGAAGAAGATCAGGAAGACAGCCCAGGGGCTGTGGTCAGTCCTGGTAGGATCGGTCATGGTCGCATCCAGATTTCTGGTTTCGTTGGATTATTATAATCGAATTCCGTTAAGGAAATACGATACTTGAGCCAAAGCATAACCCTTATAAATTGACTCATGCTTCCTACTTCTAAAACGTCCGCTTTAGCACAGAAAAAGGTATGTATTGTGCTGATAACGCCCCTCGTCAATCAGCCTGAAAACGTGGCCGGACTGGTGCTTGATGTAGTAATTCGCCTCTTCAGGCGTTAGGTGTGTGCCGAGCCGGTTTGCGTCATGAATGAAATCAACGGTCTTTATGCGGCGGCCCTTGCCGTTCTCGTTGAAGTTCAGCGCCTCCATAAACGCCCCGGCTAAGTTTAAATCTCGTCTCATACGTCACCTATGGATTAAGAGATCGCGGCAAGCTGCCTGATCACTTCTGCTTTTTCAGGGGCAATGCTGCTTTTCATCTCCCCCGCCAGTTCTGAAATCCATATCAGTGCAATGTCTTTGTCTTTCGCTTGGCTCTCATAACAAACCCCCAGACGGGCGATGAGTTCAATTCTTTCTAAAACAACAACTTCGTCCACTGCTTGCACCCTTTCCCTCCGATGCTTAATTACTGTATACATATACAGTATATGCCTATCGGATTTAATTGCGCAAGAAATTATTCAAAGCCCGCCCAATCGCCAACCGCTGGATAGTGCATTGAAATATCAACAAATTTGACTTTAGCGCCGCGCGCCAGTGCCTCAAGTTCCCAGCGCGTCGGCTCGATGCCATGTAGTGCCAGCTCTGAGTAAATTTTAGTTACGCGATCGCGCTCGGCAGTGGTCAATCTGGCCGATGCAGCAGGCTCTATACGCTTATATGGGTCAAAGCCTCTCTGTTGCCTATTTATCTGCGGGGCATTTGCCCGTAAACGCGTCATAACAGACCGTGCAACGGTCATGTCATCCCAGTCAATCTGGGTTTCCGGTGCATGTTCCATCACCGCCACGGCATCTACAGGCTCCCCATCCTGCGTATTTTCGGCGCCACCGCTACCGACCAACCCACAGTTATTGACAGGACTCCGAGGCGCGCCGGAGGCGCTTTTCAAAGTCAAAGGCTCAACGGCAACGGCTTTAGCGACAATGCGCCATTGCGTGGTGCGGGTTTCATAAACGCGATCGGCGCCGATGTGCGGGGCAAAAATCCCCGCGATTTTCTGCACTTCTTCGTCATAGGCGTTGCGCTCGTCGGCAACTCGGCGGGCTACACGCACAGTCTGATCGTCACGGGCAACGTTAGGGCCGCCCTGGGCCAGAATGTAAGCGGCAAAGTCACCGGCATCAGCAGCAGCGCGCACCGCCTCAACGGTTTCGTCAAACTCATCGGCCAGACTGACAGAGCGGATCTTGCGGCACTCACGCCATGCGCCGCGCGACGGCAGGCCGATAAAGTGGAATTGAGGGATACGCCACGTTGAAGCCCACGCGGTGACGGCGGCCGCCGTATCAGTCAACAGCTCGCCGGTTTCATGATCGCGCTCGCCGTCCAGCGCGTAGCCGTCGATATTTTTTGCAATGTATTTGGCGATATAGCCCGCCGCACCGCCTTTGTTCAGGTGCTTGCAGTCAAACCGGTTTTTAGCGGCGCCGCGCTCATCCCCATCTTCAGCCATGGCATAACGGCGCATGATGTCGATCACCTGCTGGCGCTGCTTTTTGGAGGTAAACAGCATCATATGCCAGTGCGGCGTCGCATCATGGTGCGGTTCGACAACGCGCACGCCGTAGACCTGCAGGCCCGCATCTTTAAACGCTGTGCGGATCTTGCTAAACAGCTTCACAAGATAGCGCTGGCCGTCTTTTGGCGTGTACGCCTCTTCATCCCATTTGTGATTAAAATGCACCTTCGGGCTGTTCTTGCCGACGGCGCGCGTCGGGTGATATTTGGATGGGGTGGTGATGGTGATAAACATCCCTTTATCGCCACGGATAGCAGCGGCCTGCTCAACACCGGCGATCATCGCCATTAACTCCATACGACGAATTTCCGGGTTAGAGATACTTGCCATCACCTTGTCGATGAGGCTGAAGCGTTCGCCGGTTTCGACGTTCTCAAGCTCGCGGCTGTTAAGATAATCAAAATTTGACTGACGGCGCGCTTTCACATCGGTGATTGCCTGCCGACTGGCGTATGACGACGCCCCACGGTTCACATTGCCGACGGCGATCAGCAACGCCTCGCGCCAGCGCGTGCGCTGAGCCTTCAACTGGCGTTCCCACCATTCGGCATTTACCAATCGCGACATACTGGCAACCGCTGACCGGGCATCCAGTTTGCCTTTGCGGTATTTGCGCCAGTGCATCGGGGTGATGTTGAAGGCGCGCGCCATACCGGCAATGTGGCCATAAAATCCTGATTGTGTGGCATCGTCCAGCAGCTTATCGCCGCCGTTTTCTGCCACAAACTCGTCACAGTAATTTGCGAAATTCTGTATCAGCTGACCGGCAACACGATCAGCCATGCGCCGTAATTCTTTGTCATTCATGCCGGGTAGAGACGCATAATTATCAACTTCGGCATAGAAGCGTACCGACGCCTCAAGATTCATGGCGTTTTTAGCGCTGACAGTTTGTAGGCGTGGCCAGATGCGGCGATCGAACTGGAACACCAGCCATTTGTTGGCATCGTGCAGCCCTTTGCTCTTGAGCAAGTTGGTGTAACGTGTCAGGAACATGGCACTGAGGAAGCGCGGCAGGCGGCGGATATTGGTTAAAACAGCTTGCCCCTGAGCGTGTTCGTCACGGGTAAGCGGTCTCACCGGCCCGGCAACTGCCGGGCGCGGTTCGTTCCATGGGTAAGCGTAGGCGGTTAGTGTTTGGTTCACTCGCATACACCGGCGTAAATACTGCTGCAGGCTGTGCGATCATTCATCGCGGCCACAAGGTCAAACTGGCGACCACCGCGTGTAGTCATGGCCCAATCGCGGTAGGTTTCAATTCCATGAGACTCCACTGTAATGCATGCAATCCGGCGTTCTGCCTTTGCAGGATCTTGCGTCGATGGAAAGAACATTGAATTGCCGCGGCGCGAACATGCGGCCACCAGTTTTTCCCATTCCGCTACACGGGCAATTTCCTCTGGCCAGCGGCTGAATATCTCGGCCAGCTCAGATTTACAAGCGTGAATACACGGCATACACCCAACCCGACTACACCCTTGTTCGTACAATGGGTTTGGTTTGATGCCATGCCGTTTCGCCATTGCAAAAACATCAGCATGTTTCCATTCAAGAATCGGACGGTAAATGCTCAGGCCACGGGTATTGTCCGCATCGGCTTCCCAAACAGGTAATGCAGCACGCGCCGAAGATTCTTCAGCACGAACACCTTGCCAACTAATAACTTCGTCGTATTCGTCCAGTAGTGGAACGACAATCTGATCACGTATAGGGTTATGCTTTAACTCGAAAGTGCAAAAGCGAGCTTTAGTGGAAGGGAAACGCCCTTTCCACATGCAGAGGTCAAGAAATGGAATACCGGTTGGGTGAAGTGTTTTTAGCGCCCGTTCGATAATTGTGGCGGCTTGCGCCTCAGTGTATCCGCACTCAGTTACCAGCGTCACAGGCCAACGCTTAGCTATGAATTCTCTCTTGCCCTTTATGCGATCAGAGAAATCGGCCTTAACACGGCAAATCGGCCCTAACTTGCTTTCGAGATAATCCAGATATTCCATAGTTTGCGGGTGTTCGTGACCAGTATCAGCGAATACCACCGAAACTTCAGCGCCAGCCTCACGAGCTAATAACCATTGAGCAAGGCTATCTTTACCACCAGAAACAGATACCAGATTAATAGTGCCCTCTTCTAAGCAGCGCTTATCAATTTGCATTGCGAGCCTCACACACCGCAAAAGCCTCTTGGCACAGGTTACCAATACGACCTATTTCCGCGCCCAATGATGCAATGCTATTAACACTGGAATTACGGACGCTGTGATGAATAAGGCCGTTCACAAGCTGGTTAATCGTAGGGTAATAGCCAATAGCCTCGTAACGCTCTTGGCCTTCGCTTTTTCCTGTTTTCCCTACCTTCACCGTATTAAGAATGAATTGCAGGTTATCGCTGGTGATAACAAACTCAGAGCCGATTTTAATTTCCATGTTATTTCCTTAATCGTAATTTTGGTTTTCTGGTCTGCGTGCAAATTCTGAATCGCTCAAATCAGCCGCAATAAAATGACCTGCCAGCAACGCCAGCAGGCCGAACAAAATAGAGAACTCCGTCATGCCTTCCCCGCGTAAAGGTGACTTTGCGTCTCGCGGATCTGCTGACAGCTTACGCATGTATCAACGCCGGGAACGGCAGCGCGGCGCGCGGCAGGAATCGGAGCATCACATTCTTCGCAAACAAAGGCAGAAGGCAGCGCAGAGGATTTGCGGGCGTTGGCGATCTGCGCGTTTAGTACCAGCGCTTGCCGCTCCTGTTCGTAGTCCATCAAATCGGCCATTAGTGCAACTCCGATTTTTTATTCAGTTGAATTAGAGCCTGTCGCCCTAATTCCGCGAGGCGGTGCGATTCCTTAATGACATCGCTAATGCTGTTAATCGACTGAAGAAAAACACCTCGATTAACTGATAAATTAATGAGGTCAGAAATTAGCTTTAACTCATTAGAGTAAACCGCTCTTGTTGGGTAATATTTCTTTTTAGTTTCCTTATCGGTTTTTACGTCAGCCAAAATTAAAGCTTCCGCGCTAGAGTCTCGCGCTTCAACTTTAATAATGGCGAAAGTGCCATTAACTTCAACGACGTTAGTCATTAGTGCAGCTCCTGCGCTTGATGCTCGATGGCTTCAGCCTCTTGGCGGAGCAACTCAACAGCTTCAATAGCCGTTAAACCGTTCTTAGAGATATGTGCAGCCAAACGCACCAGACGAGCAGCGGCGAGATCGGCTTGATTCTTACGCTCATCAAGGCGGGCGTGGTCAAGCAACACAGCCACCTGTGAAATATCGCTACCTTGCTTTGCCGGGTCTAAACCCATAAAAATGACATTCGACATATTTAATCCTTATTTCAGACAAAGCGATGCCCGGCGGGTTAACGCCAGAATTACGCAATGCGGTTAATTAACGTTTAATTCGCAATCATCATCACTGATAAATCGCGGTAAGGTTTTTGATAAATCAATCAGGTCATTCAGCGCCCACACGATTTGTTTACGCTCTGAATAACTCATTTCTGCAAACTTCATTTTTATATGCCGCTCTTTCAGCCCGGCATGAAAACAAACAGTTCTGCGGATATGTTCCGGCGACTTATCAAAAGCCTCTTGCGCCTGATTCTGCTTATGAGGGAACAGCTCACGCTTAATCTGTGAAATGCGCTTAATGCCGATCGCTTTTTGTGTTTCAGTAGCCAACAACATGACAGCCCCAATTAACGGCAGAAAAAACGGCGCAGCGGTGAAACTGGCTTAACCGTTGACAGGCCACGCAGTAAGGCCGCCTGATCGTGACGTGGGCGCCAGCGCTTGCCGCCCGGCAGTTCAATGAAACCGTGTTCAAAATGCCGCGATGGGCTTTGTTGTTTCAGCAGTGGAGCGATAGAAATAACCACGGTGATCACCTCAGCTTAAACCAGCAACAGCGCTCAATCCGCTGATCACGTCAACGGTGGAGGCCAGAGCCGGGGTGGATTGGATGCGGTTCTGAACGGTCAAGCCGATCAGCGACAAATGGCGGATCGCCGTGTTGACGCTTTCAAGCAGTGCGCTTTTGCGTACCGGCGTTTTGTGGTCGCCCTGCACGGCGGCGGCGGCGACGCTGCCAACTGCGGCCGTAGCCTGCAGTGCATACGTTGGAATATTCCCGGCGCAAGCCTCATTGACAGGCACGGACGGCATGCAGTTGATTTGTGCCAGCAAGGCATCAATCAGGCTGGAATCCTCTGTAGCGTCAGTGATCGCCAGCAGTTCAGCACAAGTGAGCTGATGCGGCTGGCCCGGACTCAATTTGTTGCGCAGCGTCTGGGCGTTCATGCCGAGCTGTTTAGCAAGCGCCGTCACATTGTGGCGAGCTGGAAACTGTCGGCAGGCTTCATCGAAGTGCGGATGTTTAGAAACAGCGTAATCAAACATGTTTAGATCTACTCTAATCGATAAAATAGATTAAGCCTGAAGAGAAACGCTACATTCACTCAGGGCCTGCACTGTCAGGGCTGCCATGTTCACTTCAATGAGCCCCTTCTTCTGCTTGCCTTTTGGCTTGATAGGCAATTTTCCGTATTCAATCAAATTCTTAGCTGTTTCTTTGTTAGTTCGGGTACGGCGGCAATACTCATCTAGCGGGAGGTAGGGTTCAGGGATGACAATTGTAATGTTAGGTCGCATAAGGCAAACTTCCTTGATTAGCGCCAGATACGGCAATATCCGGCAATATGAGTCTAATTCAAAACAACACGGAGATTACTTAGATAAATTCTAAGTGTCAACTTCAGATATGAGCAAACACCTAAATTTCACTTTCCCTAAATCAACTTCAGAAACTCTTGATAGAGTCGTGGCCGCCTATGGTTTCAGCATGAAAATGCAGCTTGCTGAACACTTAGGCATTGCCGCCAGCAGCCTGTCAGCTCGGTATAAACGTGATGTTTTTCCAGCAGATATTGTCTTGCAATGCGCGTTGGAAACAGGAACCAGCATTGAATGGTTGGTAACAGGGCAAGGGGTTAGCCTTCGGGATGTCAAACCGGACACACTAAATCTAATTAGAAAAAAACTAATTAACGGCCAACTCCATGACACTGATAGCGTTCTATTCGACAAAGGGATATTCCTTGATCCAAACAATCTCCCTACCTCCCCTATATGCTTAATCAGCGGCAGCACTCAGCACATCGTTGATGAGCAATACGACGAGGTTCACGACGGTTTATGGCTAGTAGAAATAGAGGGAAAAGTAGGCATACGCACACTAACTCGCATACCTGTTAAAAAAGTGCGTGTTAGTGGTCATGGGGCAGCTTTTGACTGCGATATTGATGACATCACTGTACTTGGACGTATTGTGCTGACGGTGGAATAAACAATGCCAGTAAGGAAATTGCCCGACGGTCGTTGGATAGCAGACTTCTACACCGTTGATCGCAGTAACGGTAATGAGGGTAAGCGGGTTCGTAAAAAGTTCGCCACTAAGGGCGAAGCACTTGCGTTTGAAAATTACACACTCGAGCAAATTGAATCAGCCCCTTGGCTCGGGGAAGGAAAAGAAAAACGTCGTCTGACCGAATTGATCGAGCTGTGGTTTAGCCGCCATGGCATCACCTTGAATGATGGTGAAAAGCGTAGAAGTGCTATGCTGTGGGCTGCCGAGTGTATGGGCTTCCCTCTTGCCACAGAATTTAATGCGCAACTTTTTACAGCCTATCGAGCTAAACGCTTAGGCGGCCATTTTGCTCGAACAAAACGAATAGCAAAAGTGTCCCCCCGCACCTTAAACCTTGAACTTGCGTATTTTCTCGCAGTGTTTAACGAACTTCGAAGATTAGGTGAATGGATACAACCAAATCCACTTGAAAACGTCCGCCAATTTCGCGTTGACGAGAGCGAGATGGCCTATCTTACAGATGAGCAGATCGGCTTGCTTCTGCATGAATGTCGCAAAAGCTCAGCTAAGGATCTGGAAATGGTTGCCAAGCTCTGTTTAGTGACAGGAGCAAGATGGAGTGAGGCTGAAAGCTTGAAAAGCTCCCAGGTATCGGGAAGTAAAATCACCTTTGTTAAAACCAAAGGAAAGAAAAATCGCACAATACCGATTGACCCTGTGCTTGCTGACGAACTACCTAAACGAAATGGCCCTCTGTTTACCCCTTGCTATTACGCTTTTCGCTCAGCGATTGAACGGGCTGGCATTGTATTGCCAGACGGTCAAATGACCCATGTTTTGCGGCATACCTTCGCGAGCCATTTCATGATGAACGGTGGAAACATTCTCGTTTTGCAAAGAATACTCGGTCATACAGACATAAAAATGACAATGCGATACGCCCATTTTGCCCCCGATCATTTTGAAGATGCCGTAAGGCTGAACCCTCTTACAAAATGTCGCAAAAGTGTCGCATGA